GTGCCACTTTCCATAATTTTTCCATGACATACCTTTTGTAAATTGTTTTTGTATATAATGTTTTAAAAATGTTTGAGAGCAACCTAATAATTCTAATGTTTTTTTAGTTTTTATTATTTGACCTCGTGAAAATATATCATACATTCTTCCTCGCATACTTTTAATTAGCTTTTGTTCTGGTGTTGTTGGTTTACATCTATTTCTAATTTCTCTTGCTCTCTCTCTATTATTTGCTCGTCTAAAATTTGCCTTCTCTCGCATTTCTTCTGCGTTTTTTTCATAATGTAATTTAGCTCTATTAATTAGTTTTTCTTTATGTTTTTTATAGTAGTCTGTCATATAGTTTTTAATTTTATCTTTGTGTTTTTTTCTATATGATTTGTGAATTTGAAAAATACTATCTTTGTTTTTTTCTCTATATATTTTATTTTTTTCAACTATCTCCTGCTTATGCTGTTGAAAGTATTCTCTATGTCTTTTAGCTACACGCTCTTTATTATTTTCACACCATTTTTTTACATTGTTTTTTATCTTTTCTTTATTCTTTAAGTAGTATTTTCTATCTGATTCTTTTTTTGATATTAGTTTCATACTTCTCCCTAAATAAAAAAAAGGGGTAATACATTAACGATTACCCCCTCCTACATATATTTAACTATTAAGTTATACCATATATGGGTGTGCGTGTCAACCCACTATAGTATTATGTTAAATCGCATTTATTAAATACTGTGTTCTTTTGAACAAACCATATTCTACTCCATGATTGTCCACCTTTCTCATTATCTATACATTTTTTTCCTAATTTTATTTTGTAAGAAGAACAACCAGATATAGCAAAAATAAATATAAACAGTATAACAATTTTCATTAACCCACCATTTTTTTATCATTAATTTTTTGACTTGCACTATATTGACTTGAATCAATAACAGGATTACACAGTTTGGGATTAACCCACCAATGTGTTTTTGCCCTTTGAGCCAAGTACTGTTGTGGTGGCAATCCATTTCTTGCTAGTTCTATATCCCTTTTAGCCATATTAAGCCAATCAGAAACATGCAAACCAATGCCATAGAATTGTTTTGACTTACCATTGCCCAAGTCTTTCTCTACTGTGAGATACCAAGAAGTTCCTGCTGAACCTGCCTCATGGTAGGCTGAGTTAATTTCACTAAATGTAAAATCAAATTCTCTTGGTTCGTTTTCTATATTATAAGAGTAGGCAGAGCTTTCACTCCACCCAAGCCTATCGCCTGTATCAAATACTCTGGAATACATTAAACACCTACACTTTCTTTAGGTAATATAATACCAATAGTTGTATTGGCAATTTTTCTCTTTGCAATACACTCATCAATAAGACTAGAATTAATAGAACTTAAAGCTAGTGCTGTACCTGTACCCATAATTTTAGAACGACAAGACTCAAATGCAGAATCTTTTTCAACAAGCTGTTCTAAATTTTTACTTGTACGAATTAGCTCAGCATATGCTTTAAACATGGTTTTCATTTCCTCTTTTTGTTTATGCCATTTAAGTTGTATTACTTCCATAGCATTTGACCAAGAATAAAGAACTTGATATTGTTCTTCTGAAACTAAATGAGCTCTTTGATAACATGAATAGTTAGAGTTTGGCATAGTAAATTCCATACCCATATCATTATCCTCAAAGAATTTTGTACCATATGCTTTTATACTTTTCTCTAAGGTTTGATACTCACTAGTCCAACTATTTACTTTTTTATTATTGTAGTCAAATGATTGACCACCACTATCTTTACCCCAATCACTTAGGAATAAATATTTCATAACATCTATTCCATCTTTGACCATGTCATCAAAGTAAATAGCAATGGTATCACTTGTAGATAGACTACCTATTTCTTTTTTAGATGAGCCATAACTATATCTATCTCCATAGCCTTTACAATTAAAATTAGCGTAGATAGACCTATCAGTAACTTTTATATTACCCTCGTTACTTTTTTCATTTCTATCGGTAAACCAAAAACAAGACTCTTGATTAGTCAGCTCATATTTTTTAAGAGTTTCTAAATCTTCTTTAGGATATAAACCATTTATTTTTTCTTTTACTAATTCTTTTATTTTAGGAATAGTATTTTTAAATTCTTTAATTGCCTCATCTCTAGCAGTTTTCCATTTACTAGGAAGTCCTGCAATTAAATGTTGTGCGTAAGCATAACAGATTGGTCTGCTATGTGTTTGATTTAATGGTAATGTTTTAGTAGCCATTTTTAATCTCCTTTGGTTAATTATGTTACCACTATACAGTAATAATCTTTATATGTCAAGTACTTATGGTATGCCATATCGGTCATAAATTCAGAATTACCTTGACATTACACAGCATATAATATATAGTGTAACTATAATTAATTGGAGATAACCATGAGTACAATCAACAAAATAAATTTACAAGATGCTATCAAAAAATATGTAAAGACTAATCAAGTTACATTTAAAGATGGAGTTTTAGAAGTAATAGAAAAAGATACAGAAAAAGCTGACAAAATAATATGGGAACTAGCAGAGTATAGTCCACAAATTGCATTACAAATGATGGGAGGTAAGCCATGAGTGATATAGACCAAGAGACACATGAATTGCAAGAAAGAGAAAATTGTTTAGAAGAAATCTATCCACAAATTGCTACATATTATGATGGAGATACTATTGAAAGTATTGTTAATAATGTATGGAATAAAGTAGTAAAGCCATCAGAAAAATATATGAAGTGCATTACAAAAAAATGTATAGAACAAGAAGTACAAACATACGCAGATGAATTGAGGTAAATACAATGATGATAACAGGAAAAGAAAATATAAAACGATATAGATTGTTTGTATTAAAAAATTCACTTAGCTTAGAAATTAAAACAGGAATGAAAGTTGTACGAGTTCAAACAGCTTATACCAGAATTAAAAATGAATTTAATTTAAAAGGCAATAAACAAAAAGTGTTAGACCAATTTATAAAAATTAATAGTTTGACATAGGGTTAAATTATTGATGTATATAAATAATAATAAACAATTTAAATGCTTTATTAATTGGAGAGTATTATGACAAATATATTATTAGGATTAATTTTAATTACGCTATTAGGTATTGCACTTATGATATTTGTAATAGGAAAAATAATAGATGAGAGGAGTCAAAAATGATAAGCCATATATGTGCAACACTATTAGTATTATGCCAAATACACATAGTAGATTTACAAGACTACCAAACAAGATTTATAAATCAAATAACTAAATGTTCTATTGAATATAATGCAATGGTAGAATCTTCAATTAGATTACCTGTGTTTTTAGTAATAGCACAATCAGCATTTGAATCTAATTGGGGTAGAAGTAGATTTGCTGTTGAAGGAAATAATTATTTTGGTATTCGTGAATATAATGAAACTGAGCTACATTTACATGCACTAGAAAATGAAGATGTAATGGTAAAAACATATCTTACTCAATGTGATAGTGTAAATCATTATATGGAATTATTAACAGAGCATAAAATATATGAATCTTTTCAAACAGAATTATTTAATCAGTGGTTTGCTGATGATATTAATATTAATAAATTAATTGATGAGTTAGATTCTTATGCAGAAAATCCTAATTACAAATCTTTATTAAAAGGTATTATTTCCTACCTGTTGACCCAACCCCAACAATAGTATATTATATAGTAATAATTAGATATGTGTATATAACCCTCGGGGACAGGAAGTCCCACATATCATAGATTTGTAATTATGTCAAGGATAAAATATGAGATTTAATGTTATTAATATGTATAAAAAATTAGATATGTGGAAGTACAAACATCATCAGCAAATTTTATACAAGCAAAAGATTAAAAATAAATACAATAAATTATTAACAGATTATAAAAAACTATTGGTGGAAAACAATGAACTTAAACAATGTAATAACAACAAGTAAACAAGCTAAAGAGATTATGATTAGTTTGGGTAGAGCAGGTAAAATGCCTTGCCCTACCTACAACACACCTGCCTCGTTGTGTGTAACAGGTAGTAAACTCAGAAAAACAAAAGGTACTACTTGTCATGGCTGTTATGCTATGAAAGGTAATTACCTATATCCAAGTGTGCAAGAAGGATTAACTAAAAGATTTCATGCATTTCTTAAGCCTCGTTTTGTAGATGCTATGGTTTTTATGATTGCTAGATACTCTGCTAAATCTGGATACTTTCGTTGGTTTGATAGTGGAGATTTAAAAGATATAAGTATGTTGGAGAAGATTGTTTTAATATGCCAACAAACACCAAAAATTAACCACTGGCTGCCTACAAGAGAGGTCAAGGTCGTATCAGACTACTTAAAAATATATAAAAAATTTCCAAACAATCTTATGGTTAGATTGTCTGCACCTATGATTGATGGAGAGCCTATAAAAAGTTATAAGTATACCTCTACTGTTAATCATAAAACAAAACCAATCGGTCATAGTTGCCCTGCACGATTTCAGGATAACGAGTGCAGAGATTGTAGAGCTTGTTGGGATAAAAAAGTAAAGAATGTTAGTTATCACAAGCATTAGGCTTGACACATAGCAAATAATATGGTATAAATGTATTGATAATGAAGTCTAGCTGTAAAATACTAGTTAATACTTACAGGTGCATGGATTTATTAAATGGCTTGGGTAGTGCCATGAATGTGCAATAAGCATAGTCAAAACTACCCAATTAGGGGCTGACCTAGTCGACAGTATGTTTTTCTTTCATGGCAGTAAGGGAAGTGTACCACAGGGGAGTTGGCAAAGCTAAATACGAAGGGTGGGGTGATTTAGCACTTGACAGATAATTAAAAGTATGCTATACGACCAACTCTTATGAATTATCACAATCAAATAGAAATAGTTAAAAGTCTAGAAATTCCTGTAGATACAGATATAAGAATGGATTGCCCATTCTGTCACAATACTAACACATTTTCAACACATAACAGAGATGGTAAATTATCTTGGTATTGTTTCCATGCGTCTTGTAATATTAAAGGTTCATTTAATCAAGAAAAAACAATGGACGATATTCGTACATCGGTCACGCCAAAACCAGACATTCCTAAAAAATCATTTGTTGTACCAGATTATTTTACTTCTGTGTATGCAAATAAAAAATGCATTAAATACATTCAAGATAATAATTGTTATGAGGCAATGGGAAGAGGATTAGTTAAATTATACTACGACCCAAAACAAGAACGCATTGTATTTATAATACGCAAAAAAAACAATGGCATTGTAGGTGCTGTTGGTAGAGGTTTATCTTCGGCAATCTATCCAAAATGGTTTATGTATGGAGATAAATCCCACCCATTTATTTGTGGTAAATCTGACAAAGCAATTTTAGTAGAGGATTGTGCTAGTGCCTGTGCTGTATCTAATATTATAACAGGTGTAGCTTTACTTGGTACATCATTGCCAGATGATTACATTCCTATACTCAGACAATTTAAAAGTGTTGTTGTAGCATTAGATAGAGATGCAACTTCAAAAGCATTTGACATACACCAAAAATTATGTTATTATGTTAAGTCGGAAGTAAAAATACTTGACGAAGATTTAAAATACTTTACAACAGATGAGATAAGGAAATTATTATGAATATATTTTTTTTAGACAGAACACCAAAAAAATCAGCACAATATTTATGTGATAAGCATGTGCCAAAAATGTTATTAGAGTCAGCACAGATGTTATCAACTGCTATACATCAACATCAAAATACTAAATCTGATTTACTAAATGGCACAGTAGATTTATATAAAAAAGCTTACCCCAATCATCCTATGACTAAATGGGTAGGATTTAATCGTGATTGTTTTCGTTGGGCATTAGAAAATGCTGTCTTTATTAGTCAAGAATATACGAAACGATTTAAAAAATTACATAAATCTTCTAGAATTATAAATATAATTTATGATAATAATTATATAAATGATATACCAGATGGATTTTTTAAAGAGCCTCCTCAATGTATGCCAGATGAATACAAAGATGATGACTATGTAACTGCGTATAGAAAATATTATAAAGGTGCTAAAGCTTATTTTGCTAAATGGCAACGAGGTGTAGATGCACCGGAGTGGTGGAAACATGCCTAATAAAATTACTCCTGCCGGTGGCTTAACATGGTATATTAAATGGATTAGTAGTTTTATTTTATTAATTGGTATGGTATTAACATCTTTAGATACAACTCCTTATAATTTATTCTTTCATGCTATAGGTGTGTTTGGGTGGTTTGTTGTTGGAATGATGTGGAATGATAGGGCAATCATATTTATTAATGCGATTGCCTTTTCTATTTTTTTAACAGGAATAATTAAATTTTATGTATAGATTTTTTGTTATGTTATTATTAATATTAATACTACTTGCTACTTGCAATGGATGTGCTTATATGGTAGCAAAAAAAACAGTTAAAGTAATTGATAATGTGCTGACACAAAATCCTAATCCAGATAAAAAAGAAAAGATATTAATTAAACAAAATAAAACAAAAAATAAAGCTAGAGAGTTTTATTGTAGTAAGGTAAAAGATGAGGAGAAATGTAGTAATGATTAAAAGTTTTTTTCAACCCCAGTTTGTTGACTTACTAACAGACTTTATGTATAACGACTTAAAAGAAAAAGTTAAATCAAAATCCAATATAAAAAAAAGTGTAAATGCTTTTGAAGATACTTGGATTAACATGCTAAGAGAAAGTAAAAAAAATGACAAAAGAAAAAGCTGAGTACACTGAAATGTGGAAAACTGGTTATAAAAAACCAAAACCAAAATTAGATACAAAAGAAAGAGATTGTATGATGTGCTACCAACCTTTTCAAAGTGAAGGTATTCATAATAGAATATGTATTCCTTGTAAGAGTACAGGATATTGGCAAACAGGAAATGATTATAAGGAAGTAAAATAATGTGGAAGTTAATTGATTGTGGTACATATCCTTGGTTTGTCAGAGAAACAAAAAAATATTTTCATTGTGTTTATTCTTTAACAGGGGAAACAAAAAAATTAAAAGTAAAACGAAATGAAATTCCTATGTATATGTCCATGCATAAAAGTTATTTAGCGTATTTAAAAACTTGGCCGCTTAGAACAGCATCTTGTATACTTGACAAAAAAAGTGCAAAGTTTTATATAGACTTATGGAAAGATAGAAATAAAACAAATGTAATGAAAGAAATAATTAAACAAATGAAAGCGACAACATGGAAAAAGAATTAATAAGACTACTACTAAATAAAAAATTTTATACTAAAAATAAAAGTAAGTTAGCTAAAGAGTTTTTTACTAATGGTACCGGGGAATTGTATGAAACAATACAACATGCCCATGAAGATTCTGATAGTGATTTAAGTATTAGTGAGGTATCTTCTTTACACATGGATGTGTATAATCCTGCAACTACTAGAGCAAAGAGAGAAAACTTTGATGCATTAGTTAAGGAGATAAAAGAATTAGATTTACCTAATGAAAACATTGCTACCAATATTATTCGTGCATTGTATAAAAGAAGAATAGCAAATAAAATTGCTGTTTTAGCTACAGAAATATATAATGGAAAAGACTCTGACTTCTCTGAGATAAAAAAAGAATTAGAAGTTTCATTTGATGATACAGATAAGGATGTGTATGAATACATAACTTCAGATGTCGATAGTCTAATAGAAAAATTAAAAGATAATACTAAATGGAAATTTAATTTAGGGGGCTTAAAAGAAAATGTTAATGGTGTTGGTGAGGGTAACCTTGTTATTATATTTGCTAGACCAGAGAGTGGTAAGACAGCCTTCTGGATTAATTTAGTCGCAGGAATTGACGGATTTGCCTCTCAAGGTGCCAAAGTATGTGCACTTATCAACGAGGAGCCTGCAATTAGGACTCAAATGAGACTAATTAATGCCCACGCAGGTATGACATTTGATGAAATACGAGCTGATATGACTACAGCTAAAGAAAAATGGACTGAAGTAAAACATAATATTAATATACTTGATACTGTTGATTGGTCGTTAGATGAGGTTGATGAGTTTGTTCAGAAAGAAAAACCAGATATACTAATTATAGACCAATTAGATAAAGTAAATGTTAAGGGTAACTTTGCACGAACAGATGAGAAACTTCGTGCTATCTATACAGGTGCAAGAGAGATAGCAAAACGAAATAACTGTTGTGTCATTGCTATATCACAAGCATCAGCAGATGGGCATGGTAAAATAGAATTAACATTTGATATGATGGAAGGAAGTAAGACAGGTAAAGCAGCAGAAGCAGATTTAATTATTGGTGTTGGGTGTGCTACTCATCAAGGCAGAGATGAACATGCTAGAAATGTTTATATAAGTAAAAATAAAATAACAGGGTATCATGGATTGATTAACTGTATGATAAACCCAGAACTATCGAGGTATTATGATTAGTGTATTTGATGTAGAAACAAGTTTTCAAG